AAGTGGGCAAGCTAAAGTTAACATAAACGCCTTCCTGAATAAGGCCCCCGCCGAAGCTGCGGTTCAGATGGATATGTTTGTGCCAAAAGCCAAGGCCATCAAGGTTGAGACTCCTGTGGTTGAGACTCCTGTGGTTGAGACTCCTGTGGTTGAAGCTCCTGTGGTTGAGACTCCTGTGGTTGAGACTCCTGTGGTTGAGACTCCTGTGGTTGAGACTCCTGTGGTTGAAGCTCCTGTGGCTAAGGCTCCTGTGGTTGAGGCTCCTGTGGCTAAGGCTCCTGTGGCTAAGGCTCCTGTGGCTAAGGCCCCGGTTACCGAAAAGCCTAAAAACGAGACAAAACGAGAAACCGAGAACACTGCTGCAGAGGACCTTGGGGACGATAAAAGGAGCTTTATCCCGTCCGCCGAAAAGCTGAGTGACCGTAAGGGGGCTGTAAAGGGCACCAAAGAAGACATGGCAAACGTGGATAACGTAGCGGCCGCTAAGATTAATGCCCGCGACAAGTACACTCCCCGTGCCGCTATGCAGCGTGTCATGGAAGAGGGGGGCTCATTCGACCGTGCCCTGCGTATTATCGCCTACTACAGGGCTAAACCTGCAGACAGTACTGTTGCCAAGGATGAGAAGAACAACACCAAGGTGGGGGTAGCAGCATCTGAATGGGTGCGGGATAAGCTGAGTCCTGAAACCAACAAAGTGTATGAATCCTACCTGCAGGATGCTGCGGCTAAAGAAGCTGCGGCTAAAGAAGCGGACACGTACCGCAACACCACGGAATCTGATACTGCTAAGTTGCAGCGTAAGAAGGCCAATGAAGCTAAGCAAGCCAAGGCAGCGCTGGAAGATGTGGAAGGCCTCACAAGCTATGTCGATGACCTTGCCAACCACAAAGGCAACAAAGTAGAGGACAACATCCTCACTGTACAGGTGATAAATGAGCTCATCAGTGATGGTGAAGTCTATGACCCTGACGCCAAGCTGGTGGCCCGTTCTGAGCGGGAGACCAAGACCATAGAGGACCTGCCATCCCTAACCCAAGCGTTTTTGGCAGCAGGGAAAACAATAAAGCAGTTCCTCAAGCGCAACGCTATAGCAGCTAGTATGATTGATGTCAGTCCTGCAGTGAGTGCCCATGTGAAAAGCGGGGACCTTGTTGCTGCACTAACCCAACTGGCTAAGGACTCCCCCAACGCACAGGTACGCAAAACAGCAGCTAGGCTGGCGGAGCTAACTAAAGGGGCCAGCATTGAGTACACACAGGGCCTAGTGGATGAGAAGGGGGAGGATGCTCCGGGTGCGTATGATGCCAAAACCAATACCATCCAAATCAACCCTGACATGCCCCTGAACACCCATACCCTTTTGCATGAGGCGGCTCACGCGGCAACTGTGTCTTTGCTGGCGAATAAGTCCCACCCCGTGACCCGCAAGCTGACCAATCTCTATAACGACGTGAAGGGCAGGCTACCTCCCTCTTACGCAGTGTCGTCCCTAGAGGAGTTTGTTGCGGAGTCCTTTACCAACCCAGAATTCCAAGCGGTTCTTGCAGCTCATAAGCCTGTTACTGTAGAGCTTACGGCGTGGCAACGGTTTGTGGACGCAGTCATCAGTATGCTTGGTGGGAAGGTTGGGAAGACTGATGGAAGTCCTGATTCCTCCGTCAACCTTAAGGACCAGACACTGGAGTACATAAACCTGCTGGTCTCCCCCCGTACTGATACCCGCAATGCCACCACAGTCCAGCAAGCCTTGTCTGAAGGGGATACCCTTAGAGCTGTGTACACCCTAATGGGCGGCGGCAGTGTCCTGCTTACCAACAAGAGCAAGTGGGAGTCCATAAACCGTGTCCTCGACAACGCGATGTCGTGGGGTAGACGTGTCCGCATGGGAGTAGTAAACGGGATGACACTGGACAACCTTGTCGACATGGCAAAGGACGCTATCCCCAGTGCACACAAGTTTAAGCTGTTACACGCGGAGCAGGACGGACTACGCAACACACTGCTTCAGGATTTTCACAATAAGAACAAGGACTATAATGCGGCATTTGCAGGCAAAGGGGAGGACCTTAAGAACCTAGGGACACTGGTATCAATAAGCACCATAGACGAAGTCGACCCTAGTGTTACCAACCCTGACCGCTACAGCAAGTTTGGGTTCCGTTACCTAGACCAGAACCAGCAGGTACAAGAGCGGTACTTCGCCAATGAGAAGGCCAGAGACGCTGCAATAGATGCGCTGCCCGAAGGGGAGATGCTAGGCAAGCCCAAGTTCCTCGACCCTACACCCGAGCGTACAGCGGCGTTTAAGGAAGCTCTTCGCCTGTACAACTCCCTGAACAAAGACCAGCAGGGGGTGTATAAATCCTTGCGCGACATGTACAAGGAGCTGAACAAGAAGATTATGAAGGCACTGGACGCCCGTCTGGATTCTTTAGAGGTCGACCCAAAGCTGCGCTCTACTATTAGAGACCGGATATTCAGCGAGATACTATCCTCGGGTGTGATCGAGCCCTACTTTAAGCTGGACCGCAAAGGGGAATACTGGCTTGCATGGACCCAGAAGAAGCCCGGTGGTGGAGTAGAGCGGGTTGTATCCGCCTTTGAGACTACTGGAGACCGGAACGTGGTGCGCAACCGCTTAGAAGATGACGCGGATGTGGATGCCACCTCTATTGAGGACCGTGAGCCTACAGATATTAAGTCCACGGACTACGATAGGATTTCTACAGGGTTGATGGTTAAACTGCTGGCGGAGCTCAAGAAGCCTGTGAAGGTAAAAGAGCGGGATGCCAACGGCAAGATTGTAGTGGATGCCAACGGCAAGCCTGTAACTAAAGAGGCAAAGGTGTCCAGTGATGTAATTGAGCACGTCAGTGAGATTCTGTTCAGCACATTACCAGAGCAGGGGCTGCTTAAGAGCCACAAGCACAGGGAGAACATAGCGGGTTTTGAGGCTAATCCCCTGAAGGTGTTCCGAGATAACTACCCCGGCATGGCCAATGGGTACGCCAACATCCTGTTTGACACTAAACTTGAACAGGTCGCTAATGCCATGCGAGAAGAGCTAAGCAGCCCGAAGAACAAGGGGAACGCCTTTGTGAAGGACCTTGTTATCGCAATGGTGGGGAACAAGACTGAGACGGACAAGCAGGTTGGCAAGCTCCCTAGCTATCTGGCTTTTGCCCGCAATCCTTACCTGCCGAACTGGGCGCGACGGTTACGTTCCTCCTCCTTCGTGTACACCCTAGGGTTTAACGTCTCCTCGGCGGCAGTCAACATGTCCACACTGCCAATGATTGTAGGTCCCCTACTGTCAGGCAAGTCCAACCCCATCACTGCCACTAAGGCTATGGCGAAGGCAATGGACTTATACCTGAAATCTATGGGGGATGTGAAACGCACGGGGCTTAACGACGTAGAGGTCTCAGAGCTGGGGGGATTCAGCTTCACTAATGAGATGGGAGGACCACTTGGCCCGTTGAAGGATGCTCTCAAGCGCCTTGGTATGGACACTCGTACCATCGCAGCAGAAAACGCGGACTATGAAAACCCCGCGGGCGCCCCGTTCCTTAACCGTCTGGCCTATATGTCTGGGTTTATATTCAACCACGGGGAGCGGGCGATACGCCAAGTCACTGCCGCCAGCCATTACATCATGGAGATGGAAGCCAAGTATGGTAAGCCCATCGACAAGATTACAGCTGCGGAACTAAAAGAGTTTGGGGCACAAGCCGCGGAGAATGCCGTTGAGTTCATGGAGTTTGCAAACAGCTCCGCCCTGCTAACTACTGCCCCACGTTGGGCTCAGACTGGGATTGGTGCCGTGATGTATCAGTTCCACCGGTTCCCAGCACAGGTCGCCTACATCCAATTTAAGATGCTTCATGCCATCAAGAACCAGATGATGAACACCAAGCGTACCAAGGCCCAGATTGAGGAGGACAAAGCACTGTCCAAAGCCTTTGGGTGGATGGCGGGTACTGGGGCGTTGTTGGCAGGAGCGAAGGGCATCCCTCTATACGGTATAGTTGCAGCCATCGCTAACATGTTCTTGGATGAGGATGAGGATGACTTCAACACTATGATGGCGAAGATGGTAGGGGATGGGGCGTTCTACGGACAGATAGCGAATCTTGGTGGGGTAGATGTCACTGACCGTGTTGCTCTTACCAACCTGCTCATACGGGACAGGGGTAACTACAGGGCTACAAGTGATTTGGAAGCCCTCGTTGGTGATTATGGTGGTCCTGCTGCAGGTATTACAATCCGACTTATGGACAACATACAGAAACTCGCAGACGGGGACCCTGCGAATAACCGCCGTGCGTTTGAGGCTATTATGCCCAGTGCCTTGGCCAACCCCCTGAAGGGGCTTCGCTTTGCCCAAGAGGGATTCACGACTACACGTGGGGACCCCATAACAGGGGACTTTGAGACCGGGGATGCAGTAATGCAGCTCTTGGGTTTTGCCCCAGCTAAGTACCGTGCAGAGCAGGACAAGCTCTCCCGTGACCGTCGAGTGACTGCCGGGACTACCGCGATGCGTAAACAGTTACTGGACCGCTTTGCCTTTGCCCATAGAAACAACGACGACCACGGCAAAGAGGCAGTAGTTGAGGCCATACAGGAGTTCAATGAGGCCCACCCAGAGGCTAACATCTCCGGGGACAACATCCGCCAGTCCATAAAGACTAGGGCACGGGGCTCAGCAATCGCAGCACAGTTGGGGGGTAACGTGGCAGATAGGCGGTACATCCGGTTACTGCAGGACTCAAGAGACGAGTACGACCAGATGTAGGGCAGAAAAAAAACCCCCAAGGATTCGATGGGGGTTAAAGCTCTCAAACCGGAGAGTGATGAGTCGTCAGTATACCACGTATTGCGAATTGCAACACTAGTTTGGGGCTGGTTGGGGCTGGTTGGGGCTGGTTGGGGCTGGTTGGACTACAGGATTCGCCACACCCTCACTCCGTACAGCCCATTCTCTACACGAACACGTGTGGCTATCTCACTCCTTGTTAGGTTTGTCACCTCAGTAAGTTGGTTGATCGCCGCGCTGGTGTTGATGCACGGGATGAATATTGAGCTGCCGGGAGCAAACTTAGCCCAGTCCACTACAATACGCACCCCGTCCGGGGATAGCTCAGTTCGCCTTGTCCGCGTCATACAGTCCTGTCGAAGCCGCTGCCGTGTGGGCCGTAGAAGTATCAGTGTGGGAGTCCGCGTCCCATGCCATCTCTAACACATGCTGAGGCCCCAACCCTAAGTGTGTCCCTCGCCCTAATCGCATCTTGATGCGCTTGCCCTGTAGCTGGGCAATAATTAGTTCACTGATCGCACTGTAGTGGTACCCCTGCTGCACACACCACTTCTTAAAGGGGGCGGGTAGGACATAGAATTTTCCTACATCATACTCGTGACGCCCTACCCACTTATACATCGGCATTGCATCTGCGTGCAGTAGTTGCTCCTGTAGCTCGTCTGCTTCTGGGTTCTGGTTACTCGCAACGCGCAAGATGCTTCGGGTGTTGTCACTGTAAAACGCCCCCACTAGGTCGGAGATGTCGATGTCCATGTCCTGCATGTTGAGTACAAGACGCATCAGCTTGTCGATTATCCACTTGCGCATAGCCTCTAGGTCAAAGTCCAACAGCCCAAGATGCTTCGCAATGGTCAGTCCCGTGAGTGTAGCCCCCGTCTGTGCGGTCCAGAACCGGTTCTGAGAGGTCAACCCTGCGTCCTTTATGATGGATGCAATGGTCTCCTTAAGCAGCTTCTGTACTGCTGGGAGGTTCTGCAGGACGTGCTGAATGTAAATCTCCCCCGCATGCCCATAGTTGGCCTCCAAGTCATCGTTCAGGGTCTGGGCCTTAAGGTTGTCCTCTGGGGATAATATCTGCTGGCGTACAGTGGCTTCCATTACACGCTGGGCCTCCCCTTTGGGCAGGGTGCGCAGCTCAGTCATCTTCTCCAACAGGCTCATGTTTGCCGAGGTACCACATAGCAGACTCCATTCCACCCCTCTGTATCGCTCCGCGTTTAGCCCTGCGTTGGACATACGGTTCTTTTGCTCCCCATCACTTATGGCATACGCAAAGTCACTCGCATCCTTAGCGGGGTAGTTGGACAGTTCATCTATGTACAGGACTATGTTTTTGAAAGCCTCTGCTCGGTTCCATACGGAGTTACCCGTGTCCTTGCCTTTAAGTACTAGCTTCTTGTGGTTACCCCATACCGAGGCACCACCCCACTGCCCTGTGGTCTTACCAAAGCCTGACTCTGCACTCATCACGTGGTATATCGCCCCTGCGATGTTGGGAACAAACTCCATAAGGGGGGACCCAAATGACAGGCCAAACATGTATTGGTGCTCTTCCATGTTGGGGCGGTTGTAAAACGCAGTAACACCCTTCCACCCCTCCAACGTGCCTTTCTTGGCAAAGTGGGGGAAGTACTGTGCGGTGCGGGCGCTCGGGGGGTTGTCTATAATCCTGTCCGCAAATATCTCCCGGTCCCCCAGTACAAAGGACTTATGGTCTTCAGTCCATCCGAATTGTGCTTTTACTAGTATCTCATCTTGGGTACTTTGTAATTCTTCTACCCACCTGTTTATGTATTTCATGAGTGGCATTCCTTCTATTAAATGAATATCGTTCATGCCCATAGCTTCACGGAATTTATCCCGTGAAGTAAGCTTGACTCCTTGTATAACAAAGTCCTTCACCCCGTCTCGTTTTGTATGGTGCCGAAACAGGAAGCAAGGGCCTAACGTGGGGTCTTCCATACGACTTACCAAATACAAATCAGTAGGCCATATCCTCTCTTCTTCTACGTCTCCGTCCTTGTTCTTCACCCGCTTCCACACCCCACCACCAGATGGGCGTATATACGGAAACGGAAAGGGGGGTATGGTGTAGCTCAGCATTCTCTGTGCTGGGTCTTGGTCTTGGTCTTGGTCTGCAAACAGGGTGCCACCTCCGCCACCCGGTACCACTTCAGCAGGGGGTGTGGCCTTTTTGGGCTTGGCGGGCACCTGTACTACATTCTCCTCGGGGGTAGCTTCACGCACTTCCATGCACAGCTTGATCGGGGAGCGTATCTTCCCTTTGTGGGGGCACCCCTCACATCCCGCAGGATTGTCTTTTTCAAAGGTTACACACAGGTGGGGGACCTCCAGAGAGGCCGCTACTTTCTCAGTCTCCTCTGGGCTGTACCCCGTATACCCCTTTGACACAATGTGAATGGCCACGGGAGCTTCTTCACAATGTTTTGCGATAGACAGGGCGTGGGTCCAGTCCCCATAGGAGAGGGTGTTGGGCTCTAATAGCGCCCGGTTTATCTGATTACACCCCCGGCCATTACCTGTTAGGGTAATTAGGCGCCCGAACTTCTTAGTGTGGCTGCCCAGTACCGCTTCCATGTCCTTCTTGTCTTGGTCACTGAACTCCCTTTGGGGGAGAGAGGGAGCCACTGCTATATCCAGTGCCCCCAGCTTCTCAGCAAACCCACTCAGGTCCACGGTGGAGTCTGTCCCCCGTAATACCTTCACGTTCAACGGCGGGGTGCCCTTGTAGTTGTGGGTGTTGGGGATGCGTAGAATCCGTGCGGCGTCCGCAGTAACTGTAGGGTCAGCATGGAGGCCGTGGGCGGCGCACGCAGCTTTCAATCCCTCAGCTACTGGTAGCCACTGTTCACGGGTATGGGGCTTAGATAGGACCCAATACACGTGGATACCCCGGCCAGAATTTACTATGGCACTTGGGGTTGGTAATGCACATGTTTTGCAAAAACTCTGTAGGGCTACTACAGCGTCTTTCTGGGTGGGGTATGGTTTGCCCGGTCCACAGTCTAGGTCCAAGAACAAGGATTTTACTTGCGATATGTTGTTGGCCTTTCGCGTTTTGTCAGTGACAAACGTGCTCAACGCGAAGTAAACATCACATCCTGTACTGTCACCTTGGTTCGCTGCCTCTATCAGTGAGGCCTGCGTAACGTAGAACTTCTGTACCGTTCTGCCTTCTTTTATACTTACTAGGCAGTAAAAACCTTCATCACCCAACACCATGCTTAAGAACTTGGCTGTATCCATTGTAAGTACACATGTTTGAGAGACGGGGGCACTGTTGGAGCACCCCCCCTCATGGTTATAATTGTTTTGCCGTTATTCGTCATCGAACTCGTCTAGTAAACTAGCCAAGTCTTCATCGGGGGCAGGTTCTGACTTCTTCTTGGTCACTTTAACCTTTGGCTCCTCAACCTCTTCCTCTTCAGGTTCCGCTTTTTCTTTTGCGAATAATGTTGGGGGGGTTGCCACTTTAGCATTACTTGGCGCGTCCTTACTAGGGGATACATCTGACTGTTCTTCCTTGGGCTTGACTGTCAGTGCCACTAGCTTCGCAGTATCCGGGTCGCGCTGTGCAGCAATAGCAAGGCCTAGCTCAGCTTCATCCAGTGGACGGATGGGACGGAACATCAGCTTTGGCGTAGCCACAGAGGTATCAAACTTTATCTCAGTCACTACTGAGGCAGTCGGAGTTTTGTGAGACATCAGATGACGGGCGTAGGCTTGCATCCCCATCTTCTTCTGGTCATCTCCGAACACACTCGTTGCAGGTAGGGACAGCTGATACACGTCAGAGGAGCTTACAACTCCGTCTGGGTCTACCAGCAAGATAGCAACACGCTGCTGATAGCGGCACGCACGGCTCTCGCCTTGGCCTGACCCTTTTATGTTCTGTGGGCAGTCGTGGCATGCGTTGGACTCACGATCAGTTGCAAGTACATCAGCAGAAGGGATACCGGTCTTTGTGTCTGTAGACCAGCATGTGGGGGAACTCGCCTCGCCCTCAGCGTACTTGCCCGGATAGAACGTGCGAGACAGAGGAGCGGCTTTCACCACCACAGCTTCCAGTGCACGACCATCAATGGTCCCTACTTCCTTGCTGTTGAGGACTTTACGGAACACCCCACCCTTAATGCTGAGACGCTTTATAGTCGCAAAGGCCTCCCCTGCGAGGGTGGTGTCAGGTTCCAGTTGTGCCAGCAAGTCTTTGTAGGCTGCGGGCAAGTTGTCAAACAATGCTAAATCAGTCATCACATAATCTCCTAAAAATCATCGGTTGTTTCGGTTGGTTTGAGGTCTAGCTCTAACTGTTCTGGAGGGAGGCCAAACTCCCCCTCGTCTTCTTCAGGCTTGTTGTCTTGTAGCGCATCCACTACTGCAAGGATGTTGAACCGGTAGGTGTTGGCTACCCGGATGTAGGTTGTGGGGGGGATAAGTCCCCGTTGTACCCACTGACGTATGGTGCTGGCCTTTACCGACAGGTGGTCTGCTAGCGCTTCAACAGGCACGTAGCCCTCTAGTACTTTACTCATTTGCTCCTCCGAACATTTACAGTATATGAAACATCATTGTTTAGACCGGGTGGCAGGAGCTCTGGGTTATCGTCCAGAAACTGCTTCATGTTGGTCTGTTGGATACGCTTCTCTAGCAGGTCAACACACTGGTGCTCCAGCACAAACTTGTGCATAGATGGCCAATCTGTAGTGGTAAAACGGGACTGGGTGGTCCGGTAGAACGTGCCAGAATGGGTGCGCACAGACTCCACGTTTTCATCCTTACAGTGCTGAAGTAAGACGTTAGAAATCTTCTGCAGCTTCTCATTTATCTGCGCTTCGTCAGCTTTGAACTTCGCAGCCAACTCCGCTTTCTTGTCACGTATTTTCAGATAGACCGATACAACTCGGTCAAGGTTTTGCTTAACTTCTTGTTTACCTTCACTCATGCTCATCACCTCTGTGGTTATGTTTGTTTATGTATGGTGCATTATAGTTCAGTTCTGCTTAGGCATCAAGTACTTCACGATACAAATCTATCATCTTAGAATGGACATCTAACCGCCCACCCAACATGCGATACACAACACGCTCTACATCGGAGCCCTGCAGCTGTACAACTGTGCAGGGGTGCTTCTGCCCAGACCTGTGTATGCGGGCGTTGGCCTGTGCGTAAGTCTCTAGTGAGGAGGTTGGGCCCCACCACACAATCGTGTTAGCTGCCGTAAGGGTCACCCCATGGGCAGCGGCTTGGGGCTGGATTACTAACACTCGCAGCTCGGGGCTGTCTTGGAACCTAGCGAATATCTCTGTCCGCTTCCCGGCGCTAACGTCTCCCCTAATTACTTCATTAGTTATCTTGTCCGCTGTTAACCTCTCCCGTAGTAGGTCGATAACGTGGCGGAACGGGGCGAAGATGATGACCTTCTGGCTGGACTCATCTATCACTTCCCGCAGGACTTTGTAGCGGTTGGAGATGTCAAACTCTATGGTGTCACCACTATCTGTGTACACGGCACCGCAGGCTATCTGGAGGAGCTTGTTCATGTTCACTGCGGCGTTCACCGCTGTTATAGACTCTCCATCTGATACCGCCATCATCTCCTTCTTCAGCAGCTTGTAATACTTGGTCTGCTGGGGCGTCATCTCCACCTCGCGGGTAACATAGGTCATCTCAGGCAGGTCTAGGCATTGCTCTTTGGTAAATCTGATCGCGGGCTGTAGGGCGTTGAATACTAGGTCTGTCGCTCCGGGGCGGGGGGCCCACTTGAAGTTCGTTATCTTTGTCATGACCAGATCACGGAACGCACTGAAGAACCGGGGGACAGCGGAGGGGTTAACAATCCGTGCCAAGCCAAACGCATCCACAGGGGACTGGGCAGCAGGGGTGCCCGTCATCATCCATATCCATGTATCTGGGGTGATGAGGCTTGCCAAGGTCTTCCACCGTTTGGACTGGGCATTTTTATAGTGATTCGCCTCATCGACGATAATGAGGTCAAACCCCCCTGCTGCTATCTCATCCCGAACAATCTCCACACCATCGTAGTTTATGATTACATAGTCCGCGTCCCCCGAGATTATCTCCCGGCGCTTATCCCGACGGCCATAGGCGATGTCTACCCGGCGGTGCATGGCAAATTTGAACAGGTCCGCACGCCATGCGGAGTCCATAATGGACAAGGGGCATATCACTAGCACTCGTCGTATCAGTCCCTCCCGCATCAAGTAGTCAGAAGCCCAGATAGCAGAACCTGTTTTGCCAGTGTTACCCGAGGCAAAGATGCACCCATTACGCCGGAACAGCAGGTAAGTGCTAGGGACTCTAAAACAGTATTTAAACCCATCGGTAGAGGGGGTAACAGACATAGTGGGGGCAGTGCCCCTGATGTTTACCCTGTCAGTGCCCCTGCGTACCTGCACTGTGTATTTTGGCTTGTGTTTACGGGTGCGAACACTCACCCGAGCAGTACCTATCCCGGTTGAGGCAAAGACGTATTGGATATAGTCCGCGGACTGTTTTGAGCTTGAACTAAAGCGGGCGCCCCTAGTAGTACACCCATCCCAGTGCATACACTCGTCTGCGATTACCTGTCGCTGGGGCCTAGAGGCTTTCCAAAATTCCTCTCCAAACTCCTTCCACCGCTCGGGGGAATGGAATGTAAACTTGGTGAACCCTTCTGGTAGGCACGGCTTTTCAGTAAAGATGATACCCACATCCTGCAACAGGGCACGCAGCCGTCGTTTCTTCCGGTCCTTCTTCAACCTCACTGCACAATACTTGGTGGCACTTTCAAAGTATCCATCAGCAATTACTGCTACTAGTACCCGCAGTTGGGGTAAGGTGTAAGGCATCTCTACTCCCGTAGGGATACCCATGGTGAACGTTGTGGGGATGGTCGAGGCAGCGAATGCTATAGTGCTAGTGCCAGCTTTGGTGCCCCCCACAGACACCCTGTGCCCTGCGTGGTACGCGTCATGCCGCTCTAATAGGGCTGATGCTGCTAGGGTTTCCGTCTTCTCCCCGCCCTCCCTCTTCCCATCACATAGCAGCACCCGGTGTTCGGGGCTAAGTAGCTGGTCAATCCCATACTTGGTCTTTATCTTTACCATCGTAGAGCATGGGAGCTTCACGTATTCCTCGGGGTCCACAAACTCTGCACGCCCTGCACGGGGGCCGTACTGTGCAACCTTTCCCCCACTGTACTCACTGATCTTCACCCACCCCGTAGGGGACAGGTATTCCGTCTCACTATCCACGCAGCCCTGCTCATTAAAGCAAAACCCCCTGCGGTTCATAGTCAGGAATGAGGCGGTTATCTTCTGGTGGTTGTAGGGGGCATGCTGCCCGGTCCACTCGTACTGCCCCAGTATAGGGGATGGGATGTTCTTGATGTTCATGTTCCGCAGTACACGGGCCTCTTCAATGCCCCACTTCACTAATACTGTGTGTTTATCAATGAGCTTGCTGCGCGGGATTGCAGCTGTAACTTGTGCGGGATTGCGGAGCTTTAGTAACAGCCCTCTGTTGTCAATTACCTTCATCGTGTTCTCCGGGGTGATAGAGGTTAGGGAAATACAGGTCTCTGCATTCCCTAACAGGGTGTGTCTTGTTGTACTACTTACTTCTTTTTGGTAGCTTTCTTCGGGCTATGCCCATTGCGACTTCTGTTGCCGCTGGAGTTCTCTATGTAGTACCCGTCCTTGTTAGAGCCTCCCTTACTTAGCATTTTCTTGTGGCTTACATCCTTGCCTTCGCGCTTGTCTGCCTTGCCGTTGCTGTTCTTGTCTGTCCCCGTTTTGTCTATCGCACGGCGGGCGCGTTGCCTCTCCATCCTATCTGCGAGTTCCCCACGCTCTTTCTGCTTCTGGTACTCGTGCTTGTAAGGTCTAGGCTTGTTAACGTATGGCATGTCTATCTCCTCCCGTTGTGGGGACACTCCGTTACTATACAGTGCGCACGACAGAGCCCGGAGGGACGGGGGTTCCAGACATCAACCCGATAGGATTTCTCCATCTTGCCGTACTCTAACAACCATTTTTTCCACAGTTCAGACTCAATATCAATGGAATAAGTATCCTTGATAAAGGCGTTGCATACTACAAATATAAGGCCCCCCTTCACTACTTTTATCTCGGGGAAATGCTTGAACGTGGCCAGTGCCATCAACTCCAACTGCCCTTTGTCTGCGTACTTCGCGGACTTACCCGTCTTGTAGTCAAACACCTTGGCAACCCCGGTCTTTCGGTTGAGGATAGTGAGGTCTGACACCCCCCTCCACCACACGTCTTTGGCAAAGAAGTCACAAGGTTCAAGGTTCTCGGTGAGCCCCATCTTGTACTCGCACAGCTTCTCCCCCTCCATGCCCTTGAGCTTGTCCAGCACTGGCAGGGCAAAGTCAAAGCGTGGGTCTAGCGCCTCGTCCTCTCCTGATACATACAGCTCCGCGGCCTTGTGGAATTGGTTGCCGTATAGAATGGCATCTGTCTCAAAGTTCTCAACGTAGTCTTTCGCCACTTTGAGGTGGTAGTATTTTTTAGGGCACTGCTCAAAGGTCTTTATGCTACTGAAGGACCACGTTGGCTTGGACATCTACTCACTCCACTCTTGCATATTGCCATAGTTTTTACCTACCCCCACGTCACCACGCACTGGAAGGCCCTTTGCCCACTCAGGTGTGTACGCCATACATTGGTATATGTATGTAGCCGCTTCAGTAATCTCGGCGTCTGGGACACAGCATACCACGGAGTCATGCACGGTGAGTAGCACTGGGTACCGTCTTGAAATTAGCAGCATCTGGTCGGACATAATACAGCGGGCGATGCCTTGGCAGTTATGCACGATAAATGGGCCGTCTTGCCCTTTCACCACGAACCTGTTTAGTGGCCCTGCATTGAGGATGTCATAGACCTGTTTGCAGGGTTGGGCTTGCGGGCCAATTCCTCCACGCCCCACCCATGTGCTAGCCTGTAATACAGCGTTGTGTGTGCTATCCCTGTCTCCTTGCTCAAGACTCCTACGTCCACCATTCGTTCGGTATTGCGGCGATTCATCACGGTTGCTCGGCAAGTCAGTGCGCCGAATGTTTGGCCTGTAAGGTCTTGGGTTCTGTGATGCAGCTTGCCATCCTTCATTAGTTAATACCTCGTGGTCGGGTGTCATAAGCACCCCATCTACTTCAACACAGGTCTGCATTGATTTGTTTAGTACACCCCCATGATGTACCCATGTCTCCCCATCATGTACCATGTCACTCGACTGTAGGTTACACAAAGCCACCCACCCGCGTGGCGTAAGCACAAGGGCATCCCCATCAACACAGTCATTTTCCACCACTTTGCCCCCGTAGATGTTTACGCGGCCCCTACGTGTCTTGTATGAAAACTGTAAGCCTCTGTCCCCCTCCACTGCCTTCAGGTCATCGTAGTGGATGATAAGGCCAGAGGGAAGCTGCATGCCATTAGTCTTGCCCAGTACCCGTATCACTCCGGGTTTGCCTAGTGCATACGACTCCCGCATCACCATACCTCGCAGTACGTTCTGGGCTTGGCGCCACAACCTGACTATTTGGGGGTGGTGCGAACGGTATATCCGGATAATACGTACGCCCTCCTCCATGCTCATCAGCACCCCCATGCCCTTCAGTTGTTCACGGAACCGTGTGGGACCCATGCCGTATCCGGCACCTAGTATTGCCTGCTTGCCAATAAACCTTTGGACATCGCTAACCTCTTCTTGGGGCATCCTGTATATCGTTGCTGCCATCTCCCTATACACGTCCTCGCCCCTAGTGAACGCTGCCAGCAGATCACTCTGTCCTGCCCACCACGCCAGTATTCTGGCCTCGATCTGCGCCGAGTCAGCCTCGATTAGGGAGTACCCCACAGGGGCGCACATGGTAGATTTCAGTACCTTGCCGTTCGGTCCGCGGGAGGGGAGGTTCTGAAGGTTGATCGCATCTGACCCACCCCAACGAGTCGTATGGGCTGCGCAGTACCTAATGGGCACGGGGAGGGCGCCCCGCATTGCAATGTCTAAGAACCGCGCTGTACGGCTCTCCTCAAGTGTGGACTTCACCCCAAGGCGTGCGGCCACCATTGCTTGTATTCGGGGGTCCTCATGCTCCATCAGGGACTTCAGCCCTGCGTCGTTCTTGGCGAACGCGTGTATCTCTTTGCCTGTGCGTGGGCTTATCTTAGTGGGGGGCACTACCCCCAAGGACTGCAGGACCTTGGCAAACTTTGGTGCTGACATCAGGTCCTCTTTGGATACCCCGCACTCCACAAGCAGGGCTTCTTTTTGCTCCCGCAAGTTGTCGAGGTGGTCATACAGCTTTGCGGCATTAAGCTCCAGCACAGGTTCAATGAACATACGCAGGGTCATGTCGACTACCCGCAGCTCTTTCTTGGGGAACACCTTCATGAAGATGTTAAAAAGCTGGTAGGTTAATTCCACATCGTTGATGCAGTAATCCCCATACGATGCCAGTTCCCCTTCAGTAAAATCCTCAAGGTGCTTGCCCACTGCGTCTACTACTTCTGTGCCCTTCTCTCCAATCTCATACATCTGGGCGAGGTACTTCAGGGAGCCCCCCACCTCTGTGCCATGCAGCGCACGCGCCATGCACAGGGTATCCAAGTACACTTTGGGGTGGATGTCGTATAGCCATCCTAATATGGCCCCATCGAACTGGGTGTTATGGGCCAGCAGGGCGCTGTGTTCCCAGTTGTAGTTGTTGTGCAGGTACGTCTTGATTGCCTCATGAGGGCCGCTTATCCATATGGCCTCCCCGCTGTTTACCTTCACAGACACCCCTATAGTTTGGAACTGCTCACTGCGGATGTACTGCTCAGTGGTGAGCTTCTTCAGGCTGTACTCTTTATCGTAGTAGGTTTCAAAATCAAGAGTGATTAGGTCCATGTTATACCCCCTCCTGTATCTTACGGTTCTTGCGCAGGACGGGGGGGCCACCTTGTTCATACACAGCCTTACCCATGGGGATGGGGGTTATCTCCCCACCTGCCTCTAGGAACCGGGTGGTAGCTTGGGCCATCGCGTGTTGGTGTTTGGCCCGCTGCTCGGGGGTCATATGGTCTATTCTTGTTGTGGTCATCACTGTACCTTTAAAATATGCTGTGGGTTGCTGGGACGACGGTCTCTAATACCATCAAAATATCTCGGATGTTCGCGTGCCATTCCCGCAGCGTAAACACTGCCACGTCCCCGGATTTCATCTCGGCTACGTACATACGCTGCATGGTTTTATTTGCTACGAACTCGGCTTCTTCTATCGCCCTCATAGGGTCGGTGAACGTGGCCATCACTCACTCCACTAGAGGCTACTACCTCTTTGATTTTGGGGTGGTCTAATATGGACTGCAGTAGCGTAACAATCAGGTCGATCTTCTCTACTACCGCTGCTGCGTCCTCTCCGGCTACTTCTAATGTTATTTTTGTTGTCTTCATTTCACACCGTGTATCTCTATCAATAGGTCGATGCAGTGTTTTGCCTTCTCCAAGTCCACTAATGGTTGCCCTTTCTTTTTCCACCGGGTGATGTACTTGACTACGTTCCCCTCTAGTAGGGACAGCCCGTTCTTCTCTGCATACACGGCGGGTTGTATTGCTAAATCTTTGTAGTGGTTCCCACCTGTTTGCCGCTCTAGTGCTGTTAGCTCTTTTTTCAACGTAGCAGGTTTCTGCATAATCATGCTCCTGTATGCTGGGTTATTAGGACCCACCCCTCAACTGCTCGGTATTGGGGTGGGGGTGTGCCACAAGGAAAGGGGACCAAACCCATGGCACAGTTCATAGTACTATAGTCCCTTTTTGTTTAGTAGTGCACTTCCCATGGGGCAGGTTTAAGTACTGTGCCCTGCCAAGTTTTGGTAAGAAGCGGTGGGGGCGACCTAGTGCATCCTCCATCTCCCTCACAAGCACCGCGATATGACCACGGGTCTGGTTGAGGCGCCGCATGCACGCGCTCTTTGACAGTCTTATGACAAACTCAGAGGGGCTTTTAACTGTATTCATGAAGGACAGCCCCGCACGTCCACACCGGTACTGTGTTAACAAGTGTTGCATCTCAGTCTGTGAGCTCTTCATCATCCCCTCCGGTTCGTCCACGTTGCTCCGTCTGCTCCAAGGCGTCCAAGGCGTACTGCGCGGCGTCCCCTGCACGCAGTCCCAGCTCTCTGGGGTCCATAAACGCTCGGGGCCCTGACAGCAGTCCCATCATCGCAAACGCAGTGAAGTACTCAATCTTTGATACCCCCACTGCAGTACATGCGCGGGCCAGTGGCATCGCGGCTTTGTATTTATTATCCATATCTTACTCCGTTGTTAGTGCTGTTCGTTAGAAGGTGGAGGGGTTAGTTTTTGTATTATCTGTTTCAAACGCTCGATCTCCTGTTCAAGCTGCGCGTCCTCCATCGCCGCTTCTGCTATGAAGGTGGCCATTGTGACTGCCATCTTACCGTCCCCTTGGGCTTTCAGATGGTCTATTGACTCGATTAGTTCTTGACCAAAACTTGCTTTACTCATTCTTGTGCTCCTGTTTTTATTTTAATGTGTAGCGCGTAGTCTTTCGTCCCCCAAACTCCCCCTTACAAATATTTTTCAAGTAGCCCGTCTGCGATATACAAAGAAGTCTTGTACCCTATAACAAGCAGAGCGATTGGCATCGTTAGTATTACTAGCGGAATCAGTATTATAACAGCTATAAATCTCATTCTGGCTTCTCCTCTGTTGGCCCCACGTGGCCCCACATAACACTAGGTAGCCATTTATACGTTCTTGATTGGGGGAACCCCACGCGAAGGAAGTATCTTACCCCACGGTGTTTATACGATACCCCCACCCACTTATCTGTTGCTTTACTGCTCATTCTATTTTCTCCAGTACGAGTTGCGTGATTGCCGCCAGCGCCCGCTCGGTGAACCACATCTCCAAATCATCCCCTGTCAGGCTTCTTATTTCGACCACGTCAAAAG